GACCTGATACTGATTTGAGTATACTGGGTGGAGCCATTTTTGCAGTTTCTTGGTCTTTCTTCAAATCAATTCTATCGGGAGCAATATCTAACAAATGAGGTCCACCAACCACCTGCTGATTTGGGTCTACTACTTTTTTTCTAGGCCCCCATAAATTCAATCCTCCCTTTTGTTTATTTTCTTTATTATTTAGATTAAATATTTTTTCGTCGTTTAATAATTCACGTAAATTATTCGCATCTACACTGTCAATATCTGCTAAAAGTTGTGGATGAAACACGGGTCCCATTATTGCCTCATATTGATTTAAAAATTTGTTATCGTCAAAATACGCAAGTCTAGCTAAAGTAGCGCCTAAAAATGATATAAAATGAACATCTCCATATCTATCAGATTTTCTACTAAAATTATTTAATGTGTTAAACATATATTATTATAAGAAAAATATGTTTATTGTTTTGTAAAAGATTTAATGTCTACGGCTTTTACCGCCCTTACGGGTGCGGCTACGTCTTTTACCACCTTTGCGACTACTTCCTCTGCTTCTAGTTCTCACGCTTTTAGCGAGTGATTTGGCAGTATTTACTCCGAAATCGGCACTTTTTGCCATTGTGTTATAAACGGCAGATACACCTTTTTCTACGAGAGGAATAGATGCGGTTACTACATCTTTAGAGACAGTTCCTACTTTTTCTAAACTATTATTTACGACAGGTAATGTCCTGCTAAAAGTATTTTTAATAGTTTTCATAGCATTTCTTCCGCGTTTATAAAATTTTCCTGACTTTGGCATTACTATAAAATATAGATATATAAAATATTTACTTGTAATATTATAAAAATGAATTTTGTTGAACTAGATATAAAATATATTCTAAAGGTTTTCGTTATTATATTTTTGTTTCTATCACTAATAATTTTTATCAACTCTATTGGAATGAAATTACACGACGCACCCACTAACAAAACACTTCTACAAGTTGTTACTATAGAGCCATTTACTGAAACGAACGACAACGATATACTAGGCACTCTTGCAATGGATAAAAGTGACGCATTTTGTGAAATTCACACCGGTTCAAGTGGAACTTTAGAAGAATCTTGCGGTAAACTTACTAAAAACAACTGCAGTTCGACGTCTTGTTGCGTTTGGACCAGTGATAATAAATGTCTAGCCGGTAATCAGGGAGGGCCTACATTTAACTCTCACAAAAACGGTAAAACACGTGAACTAGATTATTATTATTTCCAAAATAAATGTTATGGAACAAAATGTCCTTCTACAGAGGGTTTTCTATTTTGAAATTACTAGTAATAGTATTTATTTGAATGTAAAAAAATTGATTTTAAATTAAAAACATATAAGAATAATATACCAAGTATTTATAGAAGATGATAATTCCAGTCAAATGTTTTACGTGTGGTAATGTTATTGCCAACAAATATAGATATTATCTTGAACAAGTGCGTAAGAAGAAATTAGCAAAAAGAGGGAATGATGAATCTATTGACGTTGATAAAGTTCTTTATTTAACACAAGAGTTTGTTGATAAGACACCTGAAGGAGAAGTCCTAGATGATTTAAATATGAAAAAAATGTGTTGTCGCCGTCATTTCTTAACACACGTTGATATTGAATAATTTCTTACTATATATTATAAATGGCAAAGAGACATTTAAAAAAATCTAGTAGAAGAAAACAAAAAATTTATAAAATGAAAGGCTGTTCTAAAAAAAATTGGAAAAATAAATCTTATTTAGGTGGTTCTGCGGATATAAATTTAGCGTATACTGGTAGTAAAACTCCTAGTGTTCCAAATCCTTTTTTAGCTTATACAGGCAAAGGTGGTCGCAACATTAATGCTGCGGATAAAACAGTTCCTAATACAGGCCTTTTAAATCGAGGTCTAGGAACACCTTTTTTAAATCCAACAAATGCACAAAAGGGCGGTAATTGTAATTGTGGACTACCAATGGTGGGAGGAAATCCGGGTATACCTTATCCGAATGGACTAGTAGGTGCACCTTGGACGCCATCTACAGCTGGGTGGCCTGGTGTAGATGGAGTGCAAGGTGGTCGTAATTATATAGCACCTAATTTGTATAAAACTGACGTCCAAACAGCAATGATATCTACCGGAGCCAACCCTCCTTTTTCTATTGGTGGAAAAAAAGGTGTCAAAAAAAATGCTACAAGAAAAAGAAGTCAAAAGGGTGGCACCGCTACAAATTTTTTAGCGCAAGATTTAATTAATTTAGGAAGACAGTTTAATTATGGTTTAGGAAGTGCGTATAATGCATTAACCGGTTATAGCGCGCCAACCAATCCAATGCCTTGGAAAGGGCAATTACCAAATACTCCTAATTTATCTACTTTTAGAGCAACTGCTTTATAAAATTTTATTTTCTATTTGTAATTTATAATGGCAGCTTTACCAAAAAATTTGAAGGATTTATGCACTCCCGCTTTACTATATTTTGTAATTTCAGTATTAGCTTTGGTCATTGTATTATTTCAAAATTTAGGCCATAACAATAGTTATCACGTTGGTTCTTTTTCTTGTCGTGTTCCTAACACAGCAATGGTATTTATTGTTAAATTAATTTATGTGTTGTTTTGGACATATGTACTTAATTTGATATGTAAAGATGGACACGTTGGTCTTTCGTGGTTATTAGTTCTTCTTCCGTGGTTACTGTTATTTGTTATTATAGGGCTTTTAATGATGAATATGTAAAATATGAATATGTAAAATATAATAATATATTATATGTTACCTGGTTTTCATAGAAATTTTTTTAACAATTTAGATAGACAACCACTATTTACTGTAAAAGCATCAGGAAGTAGAGGACCTAGAGGATATAGAGGATATAGAGGCTTTACTGGTCCGCGCGGTTTTACAGGATTTACAGGCCCTAATGGTCTTACCGGTGAGACTGGTGCTACCGGTGAACAAGGCTATACTGGGCCTACTGGCGTGACTGGTTCTACTGGTGAACAAGGCTATACTGGGCCTACTGGCGTCACTGGTTCTACTGGGCCTACTGGCGTGACTGGTTCTACTGGGCCTACTGGCGTGACTGGACCAACAGGAGCAATCGGTGGTGTAACCAGTGTCTCTTCCTCTAGTATGGCCAACGGTGCAACGGTTTCCGGAGTTTTTTTAAGTTTAGCACCAGCGGACACTATGAACCCTGGTATAATCACTACGAGTGCACAAACATTTGAAGGCGCGAAAGCATTTACACAGGATGTTTCGCTAAATACTACAAGTGGTCCTGTAACCGTTGGTCTAGGTGGAACCGTGGGGTCCAATACCGTATTAAGAGTGCAAACGGCAAGTTTAGGCGGTTCGAATAATACTGCCATTGGTTACCGAGCATTGAATGGTAATAGTGGTAGTTACAGCTACAATACCGCATTGGGAAGTCAATCACTAACAACTAATAATACAGGTACTTATAATACTGCAACTGGTTACAACGCGCTATACAAGTCCGCATACGACAGTTCCAATGTAGCTATGGGTGCCCTTGCTCTACAAGATTGTTCCGGAGGTGTTTCTAATACTGGAATAGGTACTCAAGCATTACAAAGTAATACTACAGGTGACTATAATGTGGCACTAGGTTATCAAGCAGGATATGCAGGAACTTCCAATACGAGTGGGCAATATAATACTTACATTGGTTATCAATCCCAATCAAACGGTAATTATTCAAACTCAACAGCTATTGGGTATAATGCGATTATAAGAGCCAGTAATACAATTGTTTTAGGCACTAGTAGTGAAAATATTATACAACAGGGTGGTTATATAAGTAGATCAATAAGTGTTAGTTCGGACACTACACTTGGAACTAATGATTATAATATTATTGTGAATTGTTCGGGTAGTTCAACATATACATTAACACTCCCTTCTGCTGATTATGTAGGACAAATCATAATAAATTGTTATTCTCTTACTTGTGACTATATTACTTTAACAACGTCATCTTCTGATGTAATACGATGGAATGGTTCGTCGAGTACCATTAGTAATTTTAGCTCAATTTATTTAGTAAATACGCTAAAAATTCAATTGGTAAGTAACGGCTCTGATGCATGGAATGTAATGACTTATACTTTAGGACCATATGTAACAACTACATTGGCAAGTGTAAATATGTATGCTCCACATCCTGTAATATTTGTTGATAATAGTACAGGTACAGTGATTTTTCCTAGATATGCTCCGATTGGAGCTATAATTACGGTTAGAAAAACAGGAACAGCTACCTTTTCATTACTTGTAAGCGGTTATAGTGGTATATATGGTTCTATATTTAGCACAGTTTCTAATAGTTCGACTGGATATTACTACACTATGTCGGCAAGTGAATATTCAAAAAGCTTTGTGTTATACAGTTCCGCGACATCAACAACTCAGGTGTGGTATACTATTTAGGTTTAACGGTTTTGGTAAAATATATAGAAATAAAAACAGCTATGGTGTAAGTCTCTTCTACAATTGTTAGACATGTACTATGCTTTATCTTTTCTCCAAACATACACCATTTCAGTATAATTATTTTGCCGTTTCGATTTCTTAAGCGGAAACATTTCGTGTGCTTCGCCAAACAACTTCTTCAACACATTTTCATATACTTCTTTGCATATATTAATAATATAATGTCCTCCTATTTGCAGACCATTATATGTCTTACTAAATAACGGCGTGTAAAATTTGGAGTCCATTTCTTTCTTCGACACATATTTCTCATTGTTGGCGTATTTTTCTATAAAATAATACGGTGGAGACGAGAATACCGTGTCATATACTATTCCGTCGTAGTCTGCTTCCACAGCATCGCAAAATCTCGTACTAAAAAACGTCGCACATTTAGTCTTCAAATAGGCCACCATATTCGCGTACGGTTCTTTTAAATCGGTATTAATTTCTACACCATAAAATGCGTCCAAATTTAAGGCCGCCGCGGCGACAGCCGAACCACCCCAACCCGCGCAAAAGTTTAACACCCTTTTTGCATTATACTTGGTATAGATTTCCATACAATTCAGGGGGCGCATTATATTGATAGCGCTTATACATATATTATACACTTCCTTTAAAACAATATATTCATTCTTGGTGTTGTTCTTGTTTTTAACATCTTTGTAATATTTAATCATTGTTTGGATAAATGTCTTTTTTTTAAATTCTTCGATATTTTGCAGAAATTCAAAGAAGCTAATATCGTATTTACCCTTTGTTTCTAGCCGTTGTACAAAAGTAAAATAATCCACTACATTATTTCCTATACGAGACCGGGGTGAAATACTAGATGCGTCTGTACCTATTTTAATGAGTTCGCCCATTTCTTTATCAAGTTGTGGCAATGTTATATTTTTTATTTGTTTTGCAATATATACCTTATCTAAAACTAGCTTCTCTCCTTCCATCATTTGAGCTTTACATAATTGTTATATTTTTTATATTTTTTGTAAACCAATAGAAGGATTATACTTATTTCTTATAAGCCTTGTTGTAATTTAACATATAATTTTTAAAGTTTGTCACTCGTTTTTCTATATCGCTATAATCTTCTTTTTGCACAACAGTTAACGGAATAATCAAGTACCAATTGTGTTCTCTCTGTAACCGAAACCAGTATTTGTCTATTTTGTATTCATTACTGGTTGGCTCCTTCATCAATTTTTGTATTCCTTCTTTATAATTTTGCATAAGTTTATCATAGTACTCTTTTTTAACAATATAACCAGTCGTGGTTTGACAATTTAATACTTTAATACAAGTGTTATTTACAGGAGTATACGGAAGCATATTATTTCCGGCCACAATTATAACGTCCCAATTTATATTTGAATTCAAGAACGTTTGCATTTGATTTAAAAAGAGCGATGGATCTAAAAATTCAATATCATCTTCACAAATAAACACACAGGGGTAGTCCTTTTGTTTGGCGCTTTCAATACATTTCAAATGGCTCATACTACAGCCTAATGCACCATTTTCCAATTTAATTGCCTTAAATCGTTCGGGTTTATTTATACCAACTTTGGCCAATTCGTTTTTCGCGTGGTCATTTCTATCAGGGCGGCTATCTAAATTTATATATATTACTGGAATTTCGGTAAATAACATTTGTAATAGTGTATAATGTAATTATAAAATTATATTTAATAATCTTTTTTCAAAATAATATAAAAATTTATATGTATTTATATGTATACTATTTATGTCGATACCAAAAATTATTCATCAATTATGGATAGGACCTAAACCAGCTCCTATTAACCTGATGAACACTTGGAAAGAAAAACATCCTGACTTCGAATACATATATTGGAACGAAGCTGAGATTGTGAAGCGCGATTTTAAATTTAAATGTCAAGATAAGATTGATGAAATTGAAGAAATCAATGGAAAGGCTGATATTATGCGATGGGAAATATTATATAGTTTTGGAGGTGTTTTTTTAGACGCGGATTCTATATGTATTGAGCCGTTTGACAATGAATTATTAAATAAAAAATGCTTTGCAGGATGGGAACAAGAAGAAGTAAGACCCGGTCTAATCGCAACGGGAACAATGGGGTTCCCACCCAAACATCCGTTAGTAAAAGAAGCAGTTCATTGGATATTAAACAATGAAGTGAGTCAAGAAAAGGCTCTTTTAATGGCTTGGCAATCGGTTGGGCCTGGCTTATTGACTAGAATGTATAACACTGGTAAATTCGAAGACCTTTTTATATTTCCTAGTTATACGTTTTTACCCATACATTTAAGCGGGTTAGAATACAAAAGTCACGGAAAAATTTATGCTTTTCAGGCCTGGGGGTCTACCAAACAAAGTTATGACCATATGAACCATATGGTGTTACCCGAGCAGTTTTTACCGCCGCCCAGTGAAAAAGGTATCAGTGTATTGGTATCTAGTTATAATACACCAGCAAAATATGTAAAAGACTGTTTAGATTCTATTAAACATCAAATTGGCTATTTTAATATTGAATTAGTATGGATAAATGATGGGTCGGATGCACTTCATTCAAAACTATTGAAGAATTTATTGGATAATTTTATAAAAACGACGAGATTTGTTACATTGGTATACGAAGTGAATGAAATAAACAAAGGGATTGGTTATTCTTTGAATAAAGGAATACATTTGTGCAATAATGACCTTATTATTAAAATGGATAGTGATGATATTATGGTACACAATAGAATACAAAAACAAATGGAATTTATGGAAACAAACCCTGATATAATGATTTGTGGTAGTCAAATTAATTGTTTTAAAGAAAATATTCAGAATGTAGTATCGGTTACAAATCATCCTACAATGAAATGGTCTGAATATAAAAAATCGCCTTCGCATTGGTTCGTAAATCATCCATCTTTATGTTACCGAAAGTCGGGTATTTTAGAAATAGGCAATTATGATGCGAATAAATCGAAAATGACCGAGGATTTCGAAATGGCATTGCGAATGTTGAAACATTTTGGGTGTGTATATAATTTACCTGATGCATTGTTGTATTATAGATTGCACGAAAAGCAGGTTACCAATAATGGCGGGTCAGAAGGGCGCGATTATTGGCATCAAATTAGATTAAAAATTATAGATGAGCTGATACATTCATAAATAAGATAGTTGTAGAAAATAAGATAGTTGTAGAAAATAAGATAGTTGTAGAAAATAAGTTAAATATACGATAAAAATATCTATTATATTATTTAGTAATGAATACTATAAAAGATATCAAAAACATTTTTTATATAAATTTAGAGAGTCGTACGGATAGGAAAATTTTTTTTGAAAACCAAATGCGAATGTTAGGATTAAAAGCAGTCCGATTTAACGCTATTAGAAACGCGTGTGGTGCCATAGGTTGTAGTTTAAGTCACTTGGCCTTATTAAAATACGCAAAAAAACACAAGCTTGACCATATTTTAATCATGGAAGACGACATAATGTTTTTAAACCCTAAAATCTTTATTCATAGCTTGAATAATTTATTAGCAAAACATAAGGACTTTGATGTGCTGTTAATTGCGGGTAATAATATGGGCGAATATACGCGGTTAGATGAGTTTTGTGTAAAAATCCAAAAATGTCAAACGACAACTGGGTATTTGGTAAACAGTCATTATTATGATAAATTAATAAAAAATTTCGAGGAAGGTGTGGATAATTTAATCAAAAATTTGTCTTTAATGAATAAATATGCAATAGACCAATACTGGGTTTCGCTGCAATTAGTGGATAAATGGTATTTATTGACCCCGTTGACTGTTTCACAAAAACCGGATTATAGTGATATAGAAAAAAAACACATAAATTACAACTATGTTATGTTGGATTTAGATAAAATTAAGCTAAGAGAATTAATAAATCTTAGAGAACAAAAAAATTTATCAAATAATATGAATGAAATAATTTATAAATAAACGTATACATAATGGGGCTATATACGTTTATTTGGGTAGTAATTTTATACGGCACTTGTATATTCTATATATTACTAATATAATTATACTATCAATGGGATTTATATTTTACCTTGTTCAAGTAACCGTGGAAAATCACTTAATTCAATATCAGTGAAAAATTGATTGGTCGCTAATGGCAGCATATTGTGTTTATATATGTGGTCTAGATTGAAGCCTATGGCATAGTCTTCCAAAAACTCTTTTTCAACTAGAGCACGCTTGGAAAGCAGATTGGTTATTGCGGATTTAGAGAGAAAATAGAACCGTCCGCTGCAGTACTTGGTGGCATATAATGGTAACTGTTTTGGTAATTCGGGATGTATTCTATGGTATTCTGATAAATAGGGTTTGGGTACA